ACCTAGTCCTAACATAGCTTATGCTATATAAGCAAGGACATCACCACTAACAATAGTAATGCTGCTGAATAATCCATAGATAGTAACACCAGCTGATACAGCTTCTGTTGTCAATGCGTCACCAGACACTGGAGTCAAAGTAATGCTTGCGTCTGCAAGTACAGTGATTGCTCTATAGAACTCTCCTACAGTAGAGGTGTTACCCGTTCTTAATTTTCTGAATCCCTTCTGACCAAGAACTTGGCGCTGGAAATTTGGGGTTGCGTTTACGTTTTCGAAAGCCATTTGTATATCAAGTTTTAAAGTTATGCAAGTTTCAATGCTCTGTGAGCCAAATACTTTGCAAATATAGTTATTATATCAGTGTGTCTATTGAGTTATCAGGAAGTTCTCCACGTTGTCCTTGACGCTGGCTAATGAGCTTTGACTGCTCAATCGCCTGCTTTTTTACTCTGTCGTCTTTACGATTTTCCTTCATTGACTCAGCGTTGTTTTTAACATTGCTTTCAATCTGTTGCTCAGTAATGCCATACTGACCCCTTAGATTTTCTAGCTCCATACGCATCTGGTGTTCTAGCTGTGCTAGTTGAGCCTTCATCTCAAACTCCATCTGAGCTTTCTGCATATCTATCTGAGCTATGGCTTGTTCTTTTTGAATCTCTGCCTGAGCGCTTGCCTGTGAGGCTTGTGCGTTGGCCTGAGCCTGAGCTTGTATATTTGCCTGCTGCATTGATTGCTGCATTGCTATACGCTTCTTACGACGTATGACAAGAAGTCTTTCCGCTTGTTCCACATCCTTAATACCTCTAACGGCTATAGCATCTTCTAGATCTATTTCTTTTTGCGCTAATGCAATCTGAATATTTTGCTCTAAATACTGACGGTCTCTATCGTTGAGGTCCGTCATAACTTGAATACCGAAGTTGTACATCGGTAGATCCTTAAAACTGTTAAGAACCTTCATATTGGTCTTACCTATAGCTTTCTCGTAAACATTGTACAGTACAGACTTCTCAGGAAGTATTTGAAGACATTTTAAGATGTCTTCGCACACCTTCCGGTACATTATCATAGCTGAGTTAGTTATATCGTATAAGGCGTTGTTACCTGCAGCCTCAGCAATCTGATTCACACCAACCAAAGCATCACCCTTAGGTGTTGTTCCATCCATAACCTCGTTGATACCCGTGGCGTCACGGATCATACGTAGGTAGTGGTTATACAAGGCGATAAGCTCGTTGATGTTTCTGATTCTGTTGTCTATCTGTTGTACCGGTGGATTTTGGAATCCACCTTCAACGTTTTTGCTGCGGTAATAGAATACACCAGTTTGCTCGTAAATGTCTTGGATCTCTAACGGTTGTAAATCTCCGCCACGTCCTAAATCTACATTCTCTAAGCCTTCAATATCTATTATGATACCATCTGGTTTACTCTTAGCAATAGCCTGTTGAATTTTTAAGTGAGACAGCTGTAGCTGATCTGCAAATCCTATAATGCCAGAGACTAAACTCTTAGGGATCATATTACGGATATTAGTAGCTACTACAGAATAAGACATACGAGCTCTAGTGAGATCGTGTATGTTCTTAGGCACATTGTTCTTCTGACCGTAGTTAAAGATATATTCTGTACCTGCAATGTATATGCCTCCGTACACTGTAGCGTTGTTCATTTGAACAGGGTCTCTATCGTATACGCTGTTTGTTGGAGTCTCGTAGCTGTTGCCTTTGTAGTAGAAACCTACGTTTCCGAAGCGGGACTTCTTATTTTCGTAAACCATAGAGTCTACAGACAAGAACTCAAAGTCCAGTATTTCAAGAGTATATTCGTCGTAACCGTAATTATAACCTCCTGATCGCTGATCGTAATTCTGGTCTACAAAGCGTGAAGCGTTGTTACCGAATTTATTCATTACAGTCTTGCCCATTTTCTGGTACTGCTCCTCTGTAAATTGTGAGCCAGCTAAACGCTTTAGCTCCATTATAGAGATGCGCTTTATATGACCAGCATATACCATATCAGAAAACGTAGGGTCATCTGTGTAGCTATGTATAAAATATGCTGGATCTACGTAATCTTCTTGTATGCCGTAGTTTGGATCGTTACTACGCTTGGTAACAGCCATTCCACAAGTTACTAGATCTTCAACAGTTCTACGGTAAACTCGCTCATCATAGTTGTTCCAACTTAATGTTAGATTAGTTGCTAACTGAGCTGCTATTTCCGCATCTGTTTTTATATTAGTGTCTAAGAATATCTCTACCTCCTCTGGAGTTTGTGGTAGCTTTTCTGGATCTATATCTACTTTAAGACCTGCATCCTTAGCCTCTTGGAACATCTCTTTGTTCTCAATGCGTAGTGCAATCTTCTTCTTCTTTATATCCTTCTCGCTTTGCGATAAAGGGTCAATAGCCTCAACTTGTGGGTATCGGTATGCTGATATTATCTTGTTGACAACAATCTTAGCGAACTTAGGGATGATAGGCACTGGTGTCCAGTCCAAAGTCATCATAGTCCCATCGCCATTGTTTGCGTCAAGAGAATTTAATATTTGTTTGTAGATAGATGTATCTTGGGTGCCGTTAGCGTACTGTCGGGACGTTTCAAAATCCTTGAATCGCTTACGGTATAGACTTCCTTCGGTGTCTATACCTCCCCATTGAACAACTAAAGCTTTAGCATATGCTAGTCCATATGCATTCTGTACCTTATCCTCCGTAGCTGCTAACGGATCAGGAAAAGTAGATTTATTGTAATCATTCATCGTTTCGCTGAATCTTTATCAATTGCAAATATAACGATTTTATTAACGCTGGATTGGCTTGCCTTTACGAAAAAATGTTTTATTATCAAAGTTTGTCTTTACTTTTTTCTTTTTAGTACGCTGAGCGGCCAGTAATGCCAATCCTGCAGATATGGTAAGATCATACTGTGTACGATTATCTATACGGAAGTTAATCCAATCCTCTAAGGTTCTGTTAAAATACATAGGCATATAATCGCCATCACTATTCATACCCACGTAGTCGTGTATAAAAGACTCTATAGCTTGTGCGTGAGCCTGTATAACATCCTGCGAGTTAGAAGGTATCCCCTTGGTTTTAACGTTAACTCTAGCTGTTGACTTAAGATGATCCGGTCTGTCCATTAGATAGTCATCGTAACCCCTTGATTCAAAGTATCTTGCTATACCATACTTGTTGTTCTCTATTAGTATTTTATACCCATAGTATACAGCTGCCATAAGTACATCCTCATAAAAGATGCGAGCTAGTGGTGGCCTCGAAGCATACTCCAATACAAACATATTAGAGGGATGCGCCATATTAAATTTATTGAATAAATGGTAAGCCCCCTTAGAACCTCTGCCGTCAACAGTTGCATCTAGATCATAACTATCTACACCACCTACACCTAACCAGTCATTACCCGGAGATTTCTTTCCGTTTTGCAGCTCCACCTTATTACGCAACTCTACGGGTGGCAACCAAGCCACACGGAACCTGCCGTTAGCGTCAGGTCTAAATGTAACCTGAGTGTCTTGCTTACCATTCTCCCAAACAAAGTTACCGCGTACCACAGGTTGTGGATACAAGTCTTGATTATACTCTATCTGTTCGTATATCTTAGCGATATTAAATAGGCTAGACTTAGTGGAGTCTCTAAAGGCTTCTTCAGAGGTAAACGGGAACTGTCGTATGCTTTCGTTAAGCTCATTACTATCACCTGATAATCCCTTGCGTTCATTCTTTAAGTAAGTTTTTGAACCTATTTCTATTAGATCTTTATCAATACCCATCACTGGCTCATCAGGATTCTCAACGACAGGGTTGCCATACACATCAAAGAAACCTTCTAGCGCTTCATATGCCGGTACAAATATTCTGTACAGCATACTCTTTGTTCTTCCATTGGAATTCCTATCGGTAGGGTTAGACATATCCCATAGGTCACGATAGTTTCTCCCCCCTTTATCTAGCGGGTTAACTGTAGACCCTATAATAGCTTTACCTACAAACCTACGACCAACCATAAGACAGGTACGTTGTATGCGCCATACCTCAAGGATGTCCTCAGGCCTCTCAAACTTTCCGCCTTCGTCAATAAACAGTAGTTTAAGCTTCTCGCCATCATATGCATTTGACGTGGTGTTACGCCAGTTTATCACGCTATTTAAGGCTTGGCCTTTGGAGCTAGTCTTGTTGTTCTTTGTTATCCTTTTAGATGGCTCACGGAATGCTAGCTCTGTACGTGGGTTTGTGGTACCATCTTGTATAGGCTTAAAGAAAAATGGATAGTGCCTGTACATACCTACCACTTTTTTCATAAAGATGTTATCCTGAGCATCCTTACCAGTCTTAGACATTATACCAACAGTTACATCGTAAGTAGAAGTACCTACATCATCAACCTTGCTAGCGGCAATATTAGTGTATCCAGAGCGCCGACACTTAGTGTATAGCTGTCCAGCGCATCGCGGGTCTACAAAACACGCTTCCATATGATAGTTTATATCTCTCTGGAACTTAAAGTAGTAGCCATAAAAACTAGCATCTATCTTACTCCATTGTAGCATCATATAGTGAGAGCCGGTAATATATATAGGTTCACCGTTATTGTAAAACCATAACCCATTTTTACGTCTCTCAAACTCTCTTTTGATATACCACTCGTACTTAGCTTTAAACTCCTTAGGCATTTCATACCAGTCATCCATATTACCTATACGTGAAAGCTCAGTAGGCATATCTTCTCTTTCCCAGCGTTGCTGTTCTTTAGGCTTGTCGTGATAGAGTATGTCTTTTTTTAACGGAACCTTAGGTAACTGTATAGCTAGCTCTGCGATTTCAACAATATTACCCTCAGTATCTTCAGGGCAAATATTAATTACTTTTTCTTTATAGCTCTTTATGTCTTTTAGACCCGCCATTTAATTATAAATTTAAATTAACGCTTAGCGTACTGCTCTGAGAACCCACCAGAGAAATCTCTAGCAACTTCGATACCGCCAGTTTCATTAAGCTCTTTGATCATTGTCTCTAGCTTTTGGTATTCCGTTATTAGTTCCTTAGCATCAAGAGCTGATTCTTTTATACTCTTAAGCTCTGCACGACGACCCGAGCCTGATTGCTCGGAGTCGATAGGTCTTTTTATTTCTTCGGTGATATTACGTATAGCCTCAGCCATAGCCTCCAACAGCTCTTCACCCGCCTTAATGCTGCTGAACTGTTTCTTACGTCCCATTAAAAGCCTGTGGCGTAAATATGATCTATATGTGTGCGATATACTTTATCTCCATCTATATCCATTTCGTAATCTGCATTCTTCATAATCATCACCTTATCTCCGGTCTTCAGCCCTAGCTGTTGCACTGCAGGAGAGTCATATAAAACATAACCGTATTGGTTGTAATCCGGTTTCTCAAGGTCTATAATAATTCCGCTGTCAGTTACCTGTTCGTAAGATTGTACCTCAGGCTTAAGGAATACCCATTCGCTGATAAGCTCAATGCGTCCTGTATCTTTATCTTTATAAGCATACACCTGTGAGGTGTGACTGTTCTTAGGGTCGAAACGTACATAGTACACATCATCACCTATAGACTGTCCAGCTCCATTGTTAGAGATGACTACGTGATGGTGGAAGTAGATAGTATCACCAACCTTAACCGGTGTAGGATACTTTTCAGGAACAGCTACAACCTCAGCGCAACTCTTTCTGTTTTCAAACTCATTCCATTTTGGATCTACATATATAGTTCCATCGCCAAGTGTTATCTCATCGTTAAAAGCCTTAGGGATCTTAACAAAGAAATCGTATAAACTACGCATAATAAAAAATTAAATTAAAAATTAAGGTCGTACTCAATGAGCACGGGTACATTTTCTACACTCTTCCACAGCATTACGCCATCTTTAGGGTGTTGGATGTATACCAAGTATCTTTTTTGCTTGTACCTATGTAAGTATGCGTCATCTAATACAATGGCATCTACTTTGGATTCACCAGCTTTTTGACCTATATAATAAGCCATAGCCTTCAAGGGGTCTATCCCTATAATAATTTTACGTATCATCTTGTTTTAATTTAAATCTCCGTTATTCATACGGTTAATCCAGTAATTAATATTACTAGGATTGTTATCCTGTTCTTTGCGATAAGAGTCTAGCATATAAGAAAATATATCTTCTAACTCATCTTCATCGTCAACAGTTATAGAGGACAGTAGATTCATACTAACTGTTACCTCTTCATTGTCTGGTGTAGTGCTTGTGTTATCTAGATCTAAGAACGCTACAGATAGAGCTACAATAACGTCTTGCTGAAGATCATACTTTTTAATGGTATCATTTATAGCAAGCATTAGCTCTTGTACCTCTTCGATACACTCTCTGTGTTCTTCTTTCATTGAATTAATTTAAGCTATTTTTAATACCTCTACAGCAGATCCAGCTTTTAGAACAACGTTCCCGGATGATGAAAGGTTGGTAACTGTAATAATATCTCCTGCCGCTAAATACTTAGCATAGTAGAAGGAAACCATTGACAGACCTGTTGATGACTTTGATCTTAGCGCTGTAGCGATAGCTGTTCCATTTACCAACACCGTTGTAGTAACGTTTGTATTAGAAACAGCAATAGCGTTAAACTGAAAACTTATATCAATACGGTACAAACCAGCGTTATTAACCGTGATGTTAGAAGCGTTAAATTGGATTGGATTTGTGCTACCAACTTGGTAGGATCCATTTGGATTTACAGCGTCTATAGGTGCAAAGCCCATTTGACTAGCGGCACCACCAGCTGCTAGTGACCTGTCTAGCTCTTGCCTAGCTATGATTCTACTAGGCGTTATAGGGTCTGTGCTAAACGCATTAGAAGTAAGCTCACGCTTTACTACCTGATTGCTGCTGTTAATAAGCAAGCTTGTAAGCTCTGCGTTATCCGTTGTTGGCGGCGCAGTAAACGACTGTGTTCCATTTATCTCTACCGCTGTAAGTGATAGCTTTAGTGCTGATGCGTCACCCGTTCCATCTTCTACATTCTTAGTCGAGGAGGTTAAGCCTCCTTCGACGTGAAGTAGGTTACCAAACTTATCTTTAATCTTAGTGCCTGAGAGCGTGCTCATAAATATTAATTTTGTACAAAGATATTAAATTCAACGTTATGCCAAAAAGTGAAGTAGCACGATCAAAGATGTTCCGTGATTTCTCCGTAATCAAAGATAGATATATAAAATCAAACCACCTAAAGTTCTTAAACCTAGCTATAAGGGATATGTCTAAGAACTATGACTTAAAGGAAAGTGAGATAAGGTTTATGGTGTTTGCCTATGACCTAGAGTTCTTTACTATAGACTATATAGCTGAGTCTTACTTTTATCAAAAACACAATATGTATCAGCGATTGATATACCCGCTTATGAAGAAGGGATATATATACAAGCACTTTGACAGGTTGACACCATCAAATACTCGTGAGGACCATCTGTTTAGAGATGAGCTCAAGATGAACTACCGAGTTAGGTATGCCCTAAGTCAAACAGGCAGGCTTATGGTAAGTAAGTTCTACCGTAAGATGGAGGGTGAAGAACAGATTAATGTTTCGTCTTAATACGGAACTTAGCCTCTAGACCCGCTCCTTTATGAGGGACAAGATTACCTTCGTGCGCCATAAGATAATGACGACCCTTCTCTGTCATCCAATGATAACCTGAAGGAGCTTTCACCATTTCGTGTGTCTTTGTTTTCTTTGCTTTCATTTTGCCACCTTTTTTATAAGATTTATTTATCTCAGCTTCTTGCTCTAGCATAGCGTCAGTAGGCTTCTTACCGGAGCCTCTATTAGCCCTGATGTTGTCCCACAATCCCCTCTCAGAGTATGTTCCGTCTGCTCGCTTGATTAGTTTTGGATTAGGCATTACTTATCTTTATATTTAACAACTTTTACTTTACCACCATCCTTGAGATAGATAGGATTTCTATTCTCTCCTCGTTTAGGGTTGGTTGGTATTACAAATTTAGACATATCACGCTTAGGTGTTAATCCAATTGTGTTCTCCTTAACTGCTGGAGATACGCCATATTGCTGTTGATACAGCTCTAAGTTCTTTGTTAACTCTTTGTTGGATTTACTTACCGTATACTGCTCTCTACCTGAATTATATCTTTCTTTAGCGGATTTTAATTCTTTTTTGTTTGTCTTTTTTTGCTGTCTATACCTCTTGTTTAAAGGGTTAAACATAAAGCCGGGTGTTGGAACTACTAATCCATCTGTATCATCTCCGGTTAGCGCAGCTAAAATTGACGGTGTTCCAGCAAGTAGTGCTTGATTAGCTTGTTTAGGGGCTTTCGATGTTATTGAATCATACTCCTCTAAGAAAGGATTTAAGCTTGGATCTCTAAAGTCGCTACTATTAACGTTTGTGCCGTTTCCGACATTTTCTATCATCCAGTTTTCAATCTCTTTTTGTCTTTTTTCAATCTTGTATATATCGCTATACTGTTTAACACCGTATGCGAGCTGTGCAGCCTCGTCTATATTCTTACCTCCTGTAGATGCTCCTCCAGCAAGTAATATATTAGCTGGTGGAAAGACGTTACCTATACCTTGTTTGACCTTATCTATAAACGTGTTGTCTAGCTTTTCTCTTCTGTGTGGCTCTTTATAGTTTCCAAACCTATCCATCTTAGCGTCAAAGTCATCTACGCCTTGAGAATCTAGCGTAAGCCCTTCTACCTTTCCTTTTTTTGTGACCTCTAGAGTTGATCCAGCCAAGTAGGGAGTTTTGTAACTCTTTCCGTCAGGAGATCCTTGCTTGCCTTTCCAATTCTGGTAAGCTAGAGGTCCTAGCATATATGTGTTCTGGTAATCCTCTAAAGGAAGAGCATCTTCGTATGCGTTATCAGATTCTCTGTTTTTTATAAACTCCAAAAACGAAGGATAGCCTTCAGGTGTTTCTACCTGATTGTAGTCTTGAGTAAAGCCATACCTCTCTGAAAGTTTTTCCCTGTGCTCGGTCATAAGTTTTTCAAACTTATCTTGCCAACCATCTTTATAACGAACGGGTCCGCCTAGCATCTTTGTGGTGCGTAGACCCTTCTTTTTAGGTTTTCCTTTCTTTGTCTTAGGCATTACTTTTTCTTCTTTACACGCATCATCTTAAAGTCAGAACCAGATATCTTACCATCCTTATTCTTATCAAGCTTTATTTGACCTCCCTTTAGGTACATCTTACCACCTTGACTTAAGAAGTTCTCAGCAATCTTAATAGCCTGCGCTTCACTAGCGCCTTCTTTAATTGCTTGGTTGTATGCACGATCAGCTTCAGCACGTCTTTTCACATACGCAGCCTCACCACGAGCCTCTTCTTTCTCTTCGCTTGTAGGTTCTGTGTAACCCGGTGGTCTTGGTGGACCGTATACAGGTTTCTTCTGAGGGCTAACACCACCTTTGTTATACATATCGTGCTTACCGCCCTTTCTGTACTTCTTTATTTTCATCTTACTTCTTTTTTACAATCTTTAGAAACATCACAATGACATACCTCATCAGTGCCACAGGCAAATGGTTCAGGTACCTCTAAGTCGAAACTAAGCACACTCTTTATTACAATGAGAACTAGTGCAATGCCTAGTAATATAATTATCCCTGTCATAGGTGCAAAGATAATAAAGATATATACTCGTATTAACTGTTGCCCTTGGTTGATGAAATTGTTAGGCTTGCCTAAACCTGACGCCTTTAAGGGGCGTTCAGGGCAGTGTGGTAATGAACCTACCGTAAACACTGAATAATAACATCCTTATTTATATTGATTCTTAACTTAAAAAACCGTAACTTCGCTTCACAGAACATTCAATGTAAAAGATATCTTGATAAAGATACTCTTTATACACACCAGAACAATCAACTGTTGATTAGTTAGATCGTCACTTAAGTAGAGATCGACGCTCATCAACGTCAAATAAGCGGCAAGGACTATACTTCTTCAAAGCATCCTAATACACCTTATCTGTAATCATTCTAAATAACGAACAGCCTTGACAGCTGTTCTTCTGCATTCCCTACACACCTAATATGTTGCACCATAAGTTAGCTGTTGTCCCTAGCTACACCCCACCCGAAAACCTTCATCACCCCATCTGATCTTAACAGCTGAATAATAAACCCCTTAAACGGGCCCTAAAACAACCCTAATTAGCATTTATCTCTGGTAAAAATTGCTGAGTTATATGTAAGTGGGGGATTATATATACATATACACGGACACGCGCGGGTACCCAAATAGATTCTCAAGACCCACCCCCTCGTTAATCCATTGCTTTGCGTCAGATATTCTAGCTTTTGTCATTCGGGTCATAGCTATCTAGCTACTCAACATATCAACAGGGTTATGCACATTACACTTGATGTTGTGCACCAATGTGATTTTGTGATGAGGTAAGTAGGTGAGGAACAATCCACACACCCCCTATCCATACCAATACACCTACCTGATACGCTCACACATCAACGCACTCTAACTTTATTTCACTC